CTGGCTCTTGACGTGCACCGTCTGTTATCACTCCACACATGCGAGAAAAACTGGTGCGCCCTATGCGACGGCAATTCACCGTCGCCCTATCCGGCGGCTTGACGACCGCCGGGGTGTAGGTTAATCGTTCTGCCCATAATCCCTATCAGGGTCATAGCCGTCGCCATAGCCGTAGTTGTAGTCGTCGTCGGCTCCGATGATGACCAGCCACGCCATGTGCAGCGCGACCAGACTGTTATAGGCGGCCAGCAACCCGTAAACGACGGCGACATAGCGGTAGGTGTTGCCGGGTGTGAATGGCGCGGTGATGAACGTCGTAAACGCCATCCCGCCGAACGCTGCCATCATTGCGGTGGAATGAAACCCGCGCGCTCGCCACTCCACCGTGGGGATACCGCGATAGGCGGAAAAGCGCCCGATGAGCATCCCGGCGACGGTCAGGGCAGCGGCCCAGACCAGTGTATTCAGCCCGAAAAACGCATGTGCCAGCACCGCCACGTACCCCGCCCCAATCAGCATGAGCGAGAGGAGGAATGTTCCGTCACCCGGCCTTTTGGCCTTGCTCAGTATGATCAGGGCGATGAATGCGACGATGCCAATCCAGTAGATTTTCATCTCGCTCATTACAAATACTCCTCGTTGCCGTCGGGCACGTCTCGCGTGCTCGCGGCGACTAGCAGCCCGTAGAGCAGCCCGACGAGGGCCAGCAGCCCGACGCAACCGCATGACAGGGTGAGCAGGGAGAGGGTGATGCTCATTACGGGTATGCCTCTCCTTCCCCAGCCGCGAACGGCAGATATACCGGGCTGGGATACGGCGCGGGATATGCCTCTACGGTCGGCGGGGCCGGGTAGGGGTCAATCGGGCCGGGGTATGGGGCTACCGGCTCGCCTGTCGGTTCCCATTCCGGCGCGGGCGCGGTCAGCGTCGGCAATTCCGGCGGCGACGTGTCCGGCGCGGCCATGATGCTCCACACGAGGCCGGCCAGTAGCGCGGCGGTCATGGTGACTATGATGACGGCGGGTAGGGGGATGCGGTTCATTGGGTTACTCCGTTAGCGAATAGAGGCAGTGTGTCAATCGGGTTGATGCAATGGCGCGAAAACCAAACCACCTCGCGCCCAGCGTTCTGTCGTCCGCGAGCGTTGCCCTGAGAGCCGTAGCCGCCCGCGGCCTTCCATGCGTGCGCCTGCCAGCCGTCGGGCATGTGGCCGCCGTGCTCCGTGTCGTAGCCCGCGAGGGCGATGCGCATAAGCGGATTGTCGCCGTTGGCTATCGCCCACTCGCGCACGTCGGCGCTTATGTCGTTGTCATGGCTGTAAAGTTGATTGTTGCGTTCGGCGTGCGAGTAGGGCGGGTCGAAGAAGACGGCCGTCACACCGTGCCTCCATGTCACGCTAGGGCCGGTCACGCGGTTCCAATCGCCGCAACAGACGCGCACGCGCTCCAGCCGGGCGGCAAGCTGCGCGAAGTAGACGGTCAAGTGGGCGCGGCGAGGAGTGCCGTTGGCGTAGGCGGCGACGCCGCCTACATTCGTTGCGGGCAACTGCCGACTAACGCGCCCGTGGACGCCGTTACCTTGCCCGCCGCTGCCGAGGTGGGGCCGTTGTCGGGCCACGCCATTGCCCGCGTCGCCGAGGTGGGGGAGTTGTCGGGCCACGCCCGTGCCCGCGTCGCCTTGCCCGTAGACGGTCTGCCCGGCGTCGCCCGGCTCAGGGATAGCGGGCAGACCGCCAATCCAGCAGCTTGCGAACCACACCCACCAGCCCGCGCTCTTGGGGTCGTAGTAGTCGGGGTCGGCGCGTAGCCGCTCTGCCCATTCCCGCGCGTCGGGCCGGTAGTAGAGCCAATCGCCCCGCGCGTGTAGGTCCAATTCTGATACGGGCCAATCGGCATAGTAGGCCACTTCGTCGGGCGCGGCTTGCGTCGCTCGCCAGAAGTTGGCGAGATGTCCGTCAATGTCGTTGACCGTTTCAATGCGGTTGCCGTCGAACGGCGGCCGGCCGAGCAGCACCGCGCCTGAGCCGAAGAACGGCTCGATATAGTTGGGCACGTCGCCAAACCGTCGCCAGACCTCAGCAGCGATGCGTGACTTGCCGCCCATGTACGGAAATGGTGCTTTAATCATGTCTCTCCTCAAAACGGCGCTCGCGTCGTGCTCGGCAACTCGCACCGAACGGCGAAATACTCCCACGCAATGCCGAAACCTACGCGGTATTTGTCCATCTGAAACACCACGTTCGGGTCGTCGGGCGAGATGTAGGTCCCGCCGACGCTACCCTTCATGAGCCGCCACCCGGCCTTGCGCAGGGCGGCCGTGAACTGGCGGCGCGTCCAGGGCTTGAACAGCGGCGGTTGCACAATGTCGGTCATCGGTCGCCCCTCTTCAGGTCAATGGCGGCGATGACGAATACAACGGCGATGAATAGGGTGACGAGAATCGCGGCGGGTAAGGGAACGTTCACAGTGATCTGATAGCCTCCTGTAAGGTGGTGTTGTTAAGGGCCATATACCAATCGATATAGTCGCCGGTCAGACAGCCCGCCCAGCATTTCGCGTGCCGGCCGTCGGGGTCGATGGCGACCGACGGGTTGCGGTCGTTGTGGAGCGGGCAGGGCGACCACCACAGGTTGCCGCGCCGCCGCGCGCCGGGGAATAGCTCGAATAGCGAGTGGGCGTCTTTGATACGCGCTATCGGACTGTCGTCGTCGTGCGCGAGTAGGGGCGTCATCGCGGCGTGCCAGGGGTCGGCGGCCGGGACGGCCGCGGCCGCCCGCGGCGCTTGTTCCTGATGCGCCAAAGCCAGCAGTTCGGCGGGCAGGACGCAGGCCAGCCGGTCAACCCGCAGGATCGGCGCGTCGCTCAGTAGTTGGTAGGCGCGGCCGCTGGGGTGAATCGACGGCGGGGCCAGCACGTAGCCGCCCGCCGCCTTGATGTCGATACTGCCCGCCCTTGTGGTCTGGGTTGGCTCGTCGATGAATAAATACACGTGGACGCCGCGCGCCGTCTCGACGGTGTAGGAATAGGGAGCCGCTGGTGCGTTCTCGCGCGACCAGTCGCGCCACAGGTCGTAGGCGGGCCGTTGGTCGAAATCGAGGACGACCAGCCCGCGCCAGCCGGTGATCACGGCCAGGTTGGTCAGCCGCGATTGGAACCAGCGCCGGATTTCGGCGACTGTCGGCAGGCGGGTTTGGAATTCGCGCCATGTGGAGAGCGTCGGCCGCTTGTCCCGGTAGGCGATGGGGATCACGGCGATGCCTGAATCGAGCCAATACTCGGCGGTCTGTGTGTGTAAATTCATATTACCGCTCCGGGGGCGCGGCGGGTGACGCCGCGATAGCTCCAGACCTGTTTGACGCGCTTGCGTTCGTGCCCCCATTTTTTCATGAGCATCGCCAGTTGCATGAGGCTGGCGCGCTGGATTTCCCGCAGGCCGTAGGTTTCGAGTTCCAGGATTATTTCAATCCCGGATGTCCACACGTCGGCGGTCGGGTCGAGGTCGTAGTAGCGGCGGATCATGCCGTCGAGCGTCGCCTCGTTTTCGTACTCGGAGTTGATCTCTTCTTGCCGTCTGCGTTCGGTGATTGTCAGTTCCCACGATTCGCCGCTTTGCCAGGCGACAAAGGCCTCGGCCCACACCTGGTCTACGTCGAGGTTCTCGTAGCCAAAATCGATACTCAGCAGGTTGACGACGGCGAACCGGGTGTTGCCGGTCGGGTCGTTGAGGAAGCCCGGCCCCTCCTCGTTAATCGTACCGATGAGGGAGGCCAGCGCCGGGCGGGTCGTGTCGTGCCGGGCGTAGGGACGACGCATGGTGACCTCTTGCCGCGAGATAAAATCCTTGAGGGCGCTGCGGTCGGCGCGCTTGGTCGTGGCGTCGAGTTCGCTCAGTTCCCAGACGAAGGTGGAGGTCAGCCGCCACCAGGTGTCCTTGTCGTCGGTGTTGAGCGGCCCTTCCATGAAATAGTCGGGCAGGGGACACAGCCAGCGGCAGAATCGGGATTTGCCGATGTACTGCACGCCGTCCAGAACGAGCATGAAATTACGGCTATTTGTATGCGCCTTGGCGACGGCGCCGATGAGCCAGCGCCGCAGGTACAGCGGGAATACACCGTGCTTGTCGGTGAAGTAGTCGGTCAGTTTGCCGATGTGGTCGCCGCCGTCCCACTGCAAGCGGCTGAAATAGTCGCGGACGGGGTGATAGCAGTTGTTCCCGGCGTGGGTCATCCAGGCGTCGGCGATCTCGGTCATCCGTTTGTGGCGCAGATCGCGCATTTGCGTGCGAATTTTCGCTTCCAGCATGTCGTCAATCGCCTTGCCGTTGACCTCGATGTCGCCAGTCACTTCGTTGTATTTGAATGAGTAGCCCAGACCGGTCAGGTCTCGGATGTAATCCTGTGTTGTCGCCAAAATCCGTTACTCCCCTCTGTCGAATTACGATACGTGCTCCCAGCTGCCTGTCAGGCGATTAGTAAAATTTGACCGACGGCTTCGCCCAGCAGACCGGGCGCGGCGCTCTGCATCGCCCGGCCGCCGGTGGCCTTGGCCAGCCGGGCCAGAAACGCGCGACCGCGGCCGCTTTCCGGGCCGATGTAGACGGTGTGGATCGGCGACTGGAAGCGCCGCGCGGCCCGCAGGGTGGCCTCTTTGCTGTTTGGCTCGCCGTCGGAGATCAGGACGATTTTCGATGCGCCGTCGGCGATGTGGACGAAATTGAGCGCGGCGGCCATGTCGGTGAATTCCCCCTCGCGACTGGGTACGCCGCCGGGGCAGAATTTGACGCTGCTCGAAAATTCGATGACGGCAACCTTACCGGGGTGCTGGCGCTGGAGCGCCATTAGCTCGGCGTCGGCGGCGTCGTAGCGCGATTTGCCGCCCGGCGCGTCGGCGGCGCTCATGCTGGCGGATTGGTCGATCAGGACGATGATCTCGCAGTTCAGAAAACTCTCGGCCAGGCTCATGCCGTCACGGTTGACGACGGCGGCCAAACTTCCGGGGGTGATCGCGTTGTTGGTCATATCCATGCCTCCAGCCAGGTGTCCGACCCCGCCGGCCAGCTCGTGACGAGTTCGCGGCCGCGGGCGTCGGTGATGGGTTCCCATTGGTGAATCTTCGAGACGATAACCCGGCCGAGGCGTTCGGTGCCCTCGACCAGAATCAGGCCGCAGCGGAGCGGCGGTCGCCAGTAGTCGGCGAATATCGACGCGGACGGCAAAACGTCCTCGCGGCCAAGACTGGCTTCCAGCGCCAGCCCGGCGTCGTAGCGCCGGCGTTTGAGTGGGTCGCCCAGAATCTCCCAGGCGTGGCCGATACGCTTGAACATTTCAGTCGCGTCGGGGTCGCGGTTTACGTCGGGATGCCAGCGTTTGGCCATGCTCCGGTAGGCCGTCTTTAGCGCCGCGGCGTCGGCGTCGCGTTTGACGCCCAGAATGCCGTAGCAGGTCGCGGCCGCGGTCGGTTGCGGCGCGGTACCGATACCGCCAATCTCGAACCAGCCGCGTAGTACGTCCTGGGGAAAAACGGCCGACCAGTCGCCCTTGACGTTGCCGAACGCGGTCATCGTGCCGTCGCCCCGCTCTTTTGGCGCGCCGATATAACGGACTTCGAGAATCCGCTGGACGACGGCCGGCGCGTCGTAGAGGGCGGCCAGGTGCGAGACGACGGCCAGGCCGTGCCGGTTGCACAGGTTTTCGAGCGTGGCCAGGTGGGGCGCGGCGACGAGCCAGCATTTGCGACCGGCGTCCCAGCGCCGGTCGGCGGCGGGAATGCGGGTTTTGAAGTCGGCCAGCATCCCGGCGTCATAGGGTGAGTGGAATTCGAGAGCGCCGCCCGCGGCGCGAATCGTGGCGCTCATCATCGGGTTCCTCTGGCGAATTGTCCGGCATAGCGGCGGGCGGCCTGCTCGTAGGCGCGGGCCGCTTCGCGCGGGTCGGCATAGGAGCCGAGGTAGATTTTCCGGCGGTTGACGGTGATGGACGCTTGCCACGGCTTGGGGCCGGTTTGGTATGTGTTGCGGCTCACCCCTTTGTAGCCCGTCGTGTTGTGGGCGGACAGATCGCGGTTGAAGGCGTTCTGACTGGAATTGCTCAGGCGCAGGTTGTCGCGCCGGTTATTCAGTTTGTCGCCGTCGATGTGGTCTACCAGTTCCCACCGCTCCAGCGGCCGGCCGGCGGCGCGGGTCATGACGATGCGGTGCAGCCGCTGCATGGCGTAGCTGCCGCTGCCGTTGTTGATGACGTAGCCGCAGGAATTGACAAACCAACTCTCGTTTTCAAGGTCGGCGTCGGCGGGGTCAACGTAGGTGATGAATGGCCCGGCGCTAATTTCGGCGGTCATGATGCCACCTCGTCGGTCGCAATCAGGGCGTAGCGGGCCGCGTCGATCTCTTCCATCGTGGCCGGGATGGTGCCGCCGTTGGCCGTTAGCACGGCGTCGGGACCGTACTCGGCGATCAGGGTCTGGGCGGCCAGAGCCGCGCGGCCGCTTTCGTCGGGGGCGTTGGTCTCGACCGAAACGTCGGCCGTGTCGAACCATTCGGCCTCGACCGTACCGTCGTCGAATTTGGCGGCGGTGTTGATGCCGTTGATCACGTCGGGCGCGGCTACGTCGGCGGCGAAATCGACGGCCCGCCAGAGGGTCATGCGTTCGGGGTATTTCTCCCAATTCGAGCTGGCCTTGGCCAGCCCGGCGCGGCGGGCGTCTTCGAGGGTGAAGCGCGCGGTGTACTCGAATCCGTCAACGCGGCGGATGGTGCATTCGTGGCCCTGATGGGCGCCTTTGACGTCGGTCAGTTGGGTGATCTTGACCTCGGCGATGATGTGCCGGGCGTTGAACAATAGCGCCAGCATGCCGCGGGGGCTGAGGGTCGGACGGCCCTCGACAGTGCGGATGAATTCCATTGAGGCGGCCAGTTGGAGGCCAAGCTCGCGGCCCTTGAGCATGATAGCCGCGGCCGCGGCGGGGCTGGCGACGTTGAACAGGCGCGAGGCGTGCATGACCGGCGCGATGGCGTTGATCATTTCCCACTCGGCCGGGGTGATTTCGCTTCTTGTAGTCACTAGTGCATTCGTCATGGGGTTCTCCTCAGAGGGGACTACCGACCGGCCGTCGGCCGTGGGGGGCGGCTTGAGTTGCGCAGGAGGTGCAACAGGGAGGCGAAGAAAAGTGTCACGTGCCGGTCAGTAGTCATGGTTGGTTAAGCGCTTACGATTTCGAGTTTGCAGTCGGCGGGCAGGCCGAGGGCGTCACGGGTTTTGTGTCGCGTCTCGCGGCCGATGCCGATCAGGTTCAGGGTGTCGTCGGTCAGGACGCTGAGGGCGAAGGCGGCCGTGCCCGTCTGGTCCAGGATGCTCTTGGCGCGGTCGGGGCCGATGCCGGGCAGGCTCATCAGCAGGGCCATGCCGGGGGCCAGTAGCTCGGCCTTGCGCACGCCGCCGACGCGGACGGGGCCGCGGTCGCGCCGGGCAAGCCGGTCGATGAACGGGGCGAACTCCTCAGGGCCGCTGAGGTACACCACGGCGACGCCCATTTCCTGTACGGTCTGGAGCGCGCCTTGTACCGACGCCCAGCGCCAGTTGACGGGGGCGCCGTTCGATAGGGTTTTGCCGTCGTGGGTGGGGGCCAGCGTGCCCTCCACGGCTATGTAGCTCCACGGCGACATATCGACCATCGCCGCGGCCTGGTCGAACAGCCGACTGTCGGCGATGGAGGCCAGCAGGTCGTCGGCCGTCTTGCGCTCGATGATGAGCAGATTGCCGTCGGCTGCGGCGACCCACATGTCGCCGCAGGCCAGCTGGGTCACGGCCGTGACCGCGCCGTCGAAGGCCAGTCGCTGCATCCAGTGGGGTTCTCGGTGATCTATCAATACGGATTGAATCGGGTTGTCGGGCATGGCATACCTCGGTCTGCCCGGCCGGGTTAGTGACGCCCGGCCGGGCGCGGATCGGGAGGAGAACCCAATGCTAAAACGCCGGCTCTGCTGTAGCCGCCGCGATAGCCTGAATAACTTCCGGCGAGCCGAGATTAAAGTGCTTCGCCAGAATCGGATTGCCTTTGAGGGCCGCGTCGAGGGCCACGGCGTCTACGCCGTCGCCGCGCAGGGCGGTCTTGACGATGGGCGGCAGGAAGGCCAGGGCCACTTGCCGCTCGGCGTCGTTGGCGGCCGGGGCCGTGCCGTTGGTGGCCGGCGCGCCGCTAAAGATGTCGGTCTGCGTGCCGCTGCCCAAGGCAGCGGCCTCGCAGGCGGCGGCGTTGGGGTAGACGGCCATGATGGCCGGCGCGGTGCGGTGTTTTTTGTTGCCGTCGCGGTCGGTGTACTCGCCGTAGGGTTCCATGACGGCGTGGACGAAGGAGCCGCTGAATTTTTGCAGGTCGGCGATGCCCAGGGCCTTGAGGCTGGGCAGGGTCACGCGCAGCCAGCCGTCGGTGCCGATCTCGCCGACGAACGAGCGGGCGTAGTTGGTTCCGCCCAGGTCCTGAATGTTGATGTCGATCGCCGTGCGGCGGTCGCTCAGGCGGTCGATGCCGTCGTCGAAGGCGACCTTGCCGGTGCCCTTGACGAGCTTGCAAAACCAGATGTCGAATTCGATGCGGCCGTAGATGTCGTTGGTGAACTGGGTCTCGACGGCGTTGGCCGCGGCTTCCCATGCGCTCTGCGTGTTGTTGGTCATTTCGGGTTCTCCTATGGAATAAAATCGGACGTTAAAGGGCGTATCCCATCTCGGCTATTGAGCCGAGGTAGTACCAGCTGGGGTTGTAGTACCGACCGGGCGCGACGCGGTATACGCTGTCGGTGGCCGGATCGAGGATGATGTCGCCGAACGCTTGACGCGGCTCGGTGTGGTCAACGGCGACGATCTTGCCGTCGCCGTTGACTGTCCAGATGTGGATGGTTGGGGTGTGCATGATAAATCCGGTATTTGTGAGGTATGCTATTCGGGATAGCCTACCGTATAGGGCGGGCGTGCCTTCATGCGAGCGTACTCAGTGATGATGAAACGCAGCGCGATGGATACGTTACGGAATCCCAGGCGGTCGTTGATCTCGTCCACGACCGCCCACTGCTCGGCGTACATCGAAACGTTGCGAGGCAGTGACCTGTCTTCTTGCGGCTGGCTGTCTGTATCGGTCATATCTCTCATTGTTTGTCCCTCTGGGTCGTATTGTTTCCTTTTGGCTCTAAATTTGTGACGTAAGGTAAGTATATCGCTACTTACTATGTCTTGTCAAGGGGTAACAAGATGAATCCGATTGGCAGTTTCCAAGAGGTTATAATTCAGGGAGTGGATGGGAATGGTTTTGCGGATTGGCTGGAAGAGGAATTAGCCGCCAGGGGATGGAAGCCGGCTGATTTGGCGCGCGCCTCGAAGTTGTCGAATGCGACGGTTAGCCGGATTTTGAATGGCGAGCGCAATGCCGGGCCGGATGTGGCGCTGGCTATCGCCAAGGGGCTGAATCTATCGGCCGATTTCGTTTTTCGACGCGCCGGCCTTCTACCTCCTCAGCCCGGCTCGGAACGCGACCCATCGTTTCAGGAAATTGTCGAAATCATGCGCAACATGACCGAGGCCGAACGGCGCGAGATCGTGGATTACGCGCTGTTCCGTTACAGGCGGCACAACGGCCGGGATGATACGCGGTGATCGGCCGGATTCTTGCCGTCGCCGGCGCGGTATGCGTCGCTCTGGGCGTCGCCTGGATGGCCTATACGTGGTGGCCGCGTGCGCCGGTGGTTCCGGCCGGGCCTCTCGTCGAGGGGTGGGCGGCGGGCGTCGACACGTTTGTCCTGGATGTGCCCGAAGGGTGCCGCGTCCAGCGCCTGAATTATACCGCGTGGCAACAGGACGACGCGCTGCCGGCTCGCATCGAATTCGCCGTCTCGCAGATGGGCGACCCGGTTAGCTCGACCGGAACCGCCGTCGAGGACCTTGCCCAGGACGTGGTGGATTTGCCGCTGACGGCCGATCAGGTCTACGCGCTGACTGTACGCGGCGTTAATGCCCGCTGGCGGTTTGCCGTGACCTGTTTGCCGGAGGCGAGCGGCCGCTAGGCTGCCCTCAGAGGCCTGTATTTGGCCCTCAGACGAACGTAGGGGGCCAAAGCGCGGGGAAGGGGCGTCTAGCGCCCCACGCGCCGCGATGCGCCTGAATTCCAGCGAGCGGTCAGCAACCGCCGCAAGCCGGGCCGGGCCTCCGGCCGCCGGCGCAGGGCCAGCCAGACGAACACCGCCGACAGGCGCGGCGAGCGGGCAATCAGGGCGGAAATGCGACGGAACTTCACCCGGTCAGTATAGCGGTTCGTGTCGGTTGTGGGGCGTGAAGAGGGCGTGAAGATTTAGAACGGCTGTGCTAGTGTGCCATAACGCATAATGAGCTACAATGTAGCTCATGAAAGGCATTAAATCGACCAGTATTCGCCTGACGGCCGAGGCCCAGCGCCTTCGAGCCGCGCTTGCAGAGAAGTTGGGTGTTTCACAGTCAGCCGTTATCGAGTTGGCAATTCGTCAAATGGCGGAGCGGGAAGGTGTGAAATGAGAATACGACGCCCTGCTGCTATTCAAATGGGATTGGATTTACGCCGATTGTCGGATGAGCAGCGGCGGAAGATCGGCACCGGTTTCTGGGAGAGGGTGCATAAAAACTATGACGGCTCGTCCTGTTGGCGGTTCGGCCCAACCCGCCCTTATCCCGCCTGGCGATCGGGTGTCGTGTGGTGGGAGGGCCAAACACTCTCGGCAACGTATTTCTCCTATGCCTTGCATCACGGCCGCATTGAAAGGGGCATGTTTTTATGGCGTGCCTGCGGGATCGCTAATTGTGTGAATCCGGCGCACCTCATGTATCGCCCCTATTTGGCTATGCAGGAGTGGTTCGCCAATCGGCCGCGTTTGGCTCCGGCACAGGTGCAGGAGGCTCGGCATCTGTACTTCGACCAGGGTACGAATATCTACCAGCTGTGCGAGCGTTACGGTTTAATGGATCAGGAAATGAGGCAGGTTCTAAACGCCTGAATATTGGCCGAGATGCAAACCTGCAAACCTTGCAAAGAGTTTCCTTTAGGGATGTTATTTTAAATACTTTCTAGGCTACTCTAGGTTTACTAGGTTTACATCTATTGTTTATATACCCCTATATATAGTCATTTTATGTATAAATCATACATATAGTACTAAATATGGGGGGTGGAAATCGTGCAAACCTGCAATCCGAGGTCTGCATGAGGTTTGCACATTTTGGGTAGGTCTGCACGCAAAATGGCGATTTAGGCGACTTTTGGCGCAATCCGGGCGAAAACGACCGCTGGAGGTTTGCACGATGGGCCGCTGGAGGTTTGCACACCGAGGCCGGAAACGCACCTTAAGAAAATGAATTATTTAAGGTACGCCTACCTTAAGAAATGTGTTTTTTTAAGATTAGCGGCCACTCGCGGCGGTATTGCGCCCTGCCCGGATGAGCGGCCCGCCCCTCGTTGGCGACGAATGCAAGCGGCCGTCAGTCCGACGCGACCGGCTACTCGTCCGGCCCGAACTCCGGATTGGCGGGAGCGGATGGGAGTCGAACCCACCACCGCCTACTATGCGTAGCCGGCCACTCGTTTTGAAGACGTGTCCGATGTGACGAACGAGACGCCGACGCTGACGGCCGCTTGTCTGTGGTTTTTCCGTAGATTAGGGGCTTATTCAGTGGAGGCGATTATGCACATGTCCGATGCGATTAGGGGCTTTTTGATGTTCAAGTTGGCTGAGGGGCTGCGGCCGGCGACGCTCGCGCTCTATCGGTATCATCTGAATCAGTTTGCAACCTGGGCGGAGGACCCGGTAATCGAGAGGGTGGCTGCGGCCGACCTGACGGCGTTCCTGGCCTGGCTGCGTACCGACTACCGGCCGGTTCGCGCCAATGGCGACGAGGGGCCGCTGTCCTCCCAGAGCGTCTACAACGCCTGGACAGCGCTCAAATCGTTCTGGCGATGGGCGGCGCTTACGATGGACATGCCCGACCCGATGGCCGGACGAGTGCCGCGCCCGAAGGTCCAGAACGTTGAGCAGGTGCCGTTTTCGGCCGAGGAGGTTAAGCGGCTGCTCGACGCGGCTCAGGCCCGAAGGCGTGGCCGGGCAACGTCGAACAAATATTTCATCCATGAACTGCGCGACCGGGCGATCCTCCTCATGCTGCTCGATACCGGTATCCGGGCGGGGGAGTTGGTCGCCCTGACCGTCGGTAGCGCACACCTGCCCAGCGGCAAGATAGAGATCATCGACGGCAAGGGGGGCAAGAGCCGGATCGTGTGGCTCGGCGACCATTCGCGCCCGGCGCTCTGGCGGTATCTTCAGGAGCGGCCGAACGTTGACCCCGCCGTGCCGCTGTTCCTGTCGGGCGACGGGCCGATGACCCGCTCGTGGTTGCGCAAGCGGCTGGTTCATCTCGGCGACCAGGCCGGGGTGACGGGCGTCTATCCCCACCGCTTCCGGCATACGTTTGCCGTGCAGTACCTGCGCAACGGCGGGGATGTATTCACACTCCAATCGCTGCTCGGCCATTCGTCGCTGGCGATGGTGCAGCACTACCTACGCCTCGCTCAGGCCGACGTGGAGCACGCCCACCGGCGGGCGTCGCCGGTCGATAACTGGCTGAAATGACCGCCATATATGGCGCACCCGGCCATTAGTCTGTACACATATAGGCTACTTGTGCTACAATCCGGCGCAGACGTTTCATTTTGAAACGTGCTGACGGATTGACGATATGAAAAGAGCCAGCGTAGCGGAAATTGAGGAATTGGTAGTCGAGCTTCGGGGAAATATCGCCGCGATTGCCCGGCGGCTGCACGTATCGCGGGGCACGATCCACAATCGGATAGCCGAAAGTCCGACCCTGCAGGCGGCCATCGAGCAGGCCCGCGATTCGTTTGTCGATAATGTTGAATCGGCACTGTACGACAACGCTCTCGGCGGCAATGTTGCGGCGCAGATATTCATCATGAAGGCCCACCCGTCGGCCAAGCGGCGCGGCTGGGGCGAGCGGCAGGAGTTCAGCGGGCCGGACGGCGAACGTCTGGCTGTTATCGGTATTCAGGTTATCGCGCCGGATGACCCCCTCGCAGAATGACGGTTTTTACGAGCTGACGGCCGACGGCGTGCTGCGCTATCGGTTCCACCCCGGCCAGTGGCAGGCGTGGCAATCCGAGCGGCGGCATGTTGTCGTGCTGGCCGGGACGCAGGGCGGGAAAACGACGTTCGGCCCGTCGTGGCTGCACCGGGAAATCCAGACGGCCGGGCCGGGCGACTACCTGGTCATCACGCCGTCGTTTGCCCTGCTGGATAAGAAGGCGCTCCCTGAGTTTCGGAAATTATTCGAGGATTATTTGGGCCTCGGCCGCTATGTCGGCAGTCCGTCGCGCCGGTTTGAAATTAGCGAGATTGGACAGCGGCGATTGTGGGGCCACAGCGGCCGCGCGTACAAAACGACCATTTGGTTCGGCTACGCGACCGACCCCGACAGTCTGGAGAGTTCGACCGCGAAAGCGGCGTGGCTGGACGAGGCCGGGCAGCCGTCGTTTAAGGCGGAGTCATTCGAGGCTATCATGCGGCGGCTCGCCATTCACCGCGGCCGCGTGCTCATCACGACGACGCCCTACTATTGGGGGTGGCTGAAGGCGCAATTTTGGGACGCGCCGGGGGATGACGTTGATCTGATTCGTTTTGAATCGATTATGAATCCGTCATTTCCGCGCGAGGAGTGGGAGCGGGCGCAGCGGACACTTCCACCGTGGCGGTTTGACATGTTCAATCGGGCACGGTTCACGCGTCCGGCGGGAATGATATACAACTCATTCGACCAGGATACGATGACCTGTCGGCCGTTCGTCATTCCGCCGGACGCGCCGCGGTATCTCGGCCTCGATTTCGGCGGGGTCAATATGGCGGCCGTCTATCTGGCGGAGGTTGACGAGCGGCTATACCTCTATCGCGAGTACCATGAGGGCAACGCGACGGCCGCCGGGCACGTCGCCGCGATGTTGGCGGGCGAGACCGGCGAATTTATGGCGTTTGGCGGCGCGCCGGGCGAGCAGCAATGGCGCGACGAATTCACCAACGCGGGGCTGCACGTATACAAGCCGCTCGTATCGGACGTGGAGGTCGGTATCAATCGCGTCTACTCTATTTTTGCGGCCGGCCTGCTGACTATTTTCGATAATTGCAGCGGCGCGCTCGACGAACTGGCGAATTACAGCCGTGTGACCGATGAATCGGGCAATCCGCTGGAGGCTATCGCCGACAAATCGAAATACCATCGGCTCGACGCGCTGCGTTACGTCGGTTCGTATCTGGCCGATGATGGGGATGCGGAATCCGATTGGATAGCGGCGGCCGATCCGCTGGAGGGGTTGTCATTTTGATGTACCAGGATGTGCGTGGGTCAGACGGTCGCAAATTGTTTCGCTACGACCCGGAGCGGAATCTGGTAGAGATTCGCCATCAGGGGACATTTTACACGGTCGATTTGAACCAATATCGGCCGCAGGCTGACCGGGTGGATGTGGTCAGGATTGTGCCCGATCCGGTGCTCATTGACAGCGAGCCGGTAACTGTTGTAATATAGCATCAATCGTATAGGTCAGAGCGCCTTGAGCGCCTTACCCGTCTGTGAGCGTCACGAACGCCGCGGGGTAGGGCGCTTTTTTTGTTGGTACTGGTATGAACTTCTGGCAGCATATTGGTAATTGGGTTGCGGGCCTCGGCGGGCGTGAATTGGCGGCCGTCGAGGCCGTGCCCGTTGGCCGGCCCGATGACGGGCTGGTGTCGTGGCATGATGGGCCGATGGGGGCCAATGACCGCAATTATGCGGCCATGCAGACGCAGTATAGCGAAGGGCTGACCGCATGGCGCACGAATCCCCAGGCGCGACGTATCATCGAAATTACAACCGACCACGTGCTGGGTGACGGTTTCGTTCCTGAAGCGCCGGGGCAGATGGGGCGGTTCATCACCCGTTTTTGGCAGCATCGGCAGAACCGCATGGAGATGCGCCTACCGGCCATTGTCGATGAGATCGGCCGTGCCGGCGACGTGTTTCTAGTCCTGTTTCGCAATTCGGCCGACGGCATGAGCTACGTCCGGCCTATCCCTAAATCGCAGATCATCAAAATCGTAACGGCGGAAAATGATTGGGAGACCGAAATCGCCTACCACGAACGGCGCGGCCCCGGCGAGGAACCGCGCGAGTGGCTGTCGCCCGCCCACCCCGACGCGGCCGCGGCCGATGCGGTGATGGTGCATTACGCGATCAATCGGCCGGTGGGGGCGTTGTGGGGTGACGGCGACCTGGCGACAATTACGCCGTGGCTGTTGCGCTACGATCAGATGCTGGACGACCGGGTACGCCTGAATGCGTTTTCGCGTATTTTTTATTGGTTCGTGCGAGTCAACAAGGGATCGGTTGCGGCCGTCACCAAAAAATACCGGGATAACAAACCGTCGCCGGGGGCGATTGTCGTCCACGACGATGGGGAGCAATGGGACATGAAAACGCCCAATCTGGGCGCGGCCGATGCGTCTCATGATTTGCAGGCGATCCGTATGATGATCGCCGTCGGCGCGGGCCAGCCGCCGCACTGGTTGGGCGATTCGATGGATGTAAATCTGGCGACGGCGACGGCGATGGAGCGGGCCGCTATTCGGCATTTGAAGCGGCGGCAGCTGGAAATAGCCGAGATGGTTGTTGACCTGTGTTATGTGGCCTACAGCCGCGCCCACGGTGTGGGGTTGCAGCGTCGGGTGCCGGACAGGGACGCGATCGCCGTCTCTTTGCCCGATTTGAGCCGAGACGACAACGTGATGCTGGCTCAGGCCGGAGGCGAGATGGTTGCGGCGTTCAATGGTCTGTCGGCCGCGTTGGGAACGGGCAGCCGAACATTGAGAGAACACATATTGCGGTTGTTCTCGCAGTTCATCGCCGAGCCGATGGATGCGCGCGAGATTGCCAAAATCCTGGACGAATTGGAAGCGGCCCGGCCGGTCGTCTCGTCTCCACCGCCGGACGGCGATGAGGACGAGGACGAGATGAGCGCTATCGGCCGCATATGGAGAAACGGAAATGGACACGGCTGATAACCGGATCGAGATCGAGCGCGGGCCGGACGGCGACCGGGTGACGGTCAATGGCGTCCTGATTCCCGGCGCGTCGTTGATGTTCTCGGACGCGCGGCGGGTAGTGCTCAGCATTCCGGCGACTGATATAAAGACGATCGCCACGACGCAGCCGCCGCAAGCGCGACGGATTGCGTTGAGCGAAGGAGAGGTATGACCAACAATAAATTCGATGTCGGCTACATTCCGGCCACTCGTCATCGATTTAATGCCTACGCCGCGCCGGGTCGTGTTGATCGTGAAAGGCACGTACTTTTCGGCGTGAGCGCGATGCAGGCGGTGGAGGCGATTGGCCACCGGCTGATGATCGACTACACGACGCTGGAGCAATTTGTCGAACTAGCTAACGCGGCCGGGAATGGACTGAAATCCCGGTTTACTCACCCCGGCCTGTCGGCCGACGGGTTGGGCAAACATCTGGGGCGGATGCGGAATTTCCGCATCGAGGGCGACAGGGCGTTGGGCGACCTGTATTTGAGCGGATCGGCCGCGCGGTCGCCACATGGCGATTTACGGTCCTACGTTGAATCGCTGGCCGCCGAAGATCCCGAGGCGTTTGGTATGAGCGTGGTTGTAGACGGCTATCGCGTGTGGAAACTGGATGACGGCACGGAGCAGACCGACGACGGCGACGGCAAACCTCAAAACGCCGTGGGTAAATACCCG